CATCTGGAGAGACTGTAGTTCTTAGAAGAGCTGTCCCGCAAACACAAGCAATAGATTATATTGCTAATGATCCTTTCCCTGCGGAGTCTCACGAAGAGGGTCTGGATCGTGCAACAATGAACATTCAACAAATGCAAGAAGAGTTGGATAGATCATTTAAAGTTTCAAGAACTAACTCAATTACAACTCCAGAATTTACAGACAGTGCATCAGACAGAGCTTCTAAAACATTAGGCTTTGATAGCGATGGAAACTTAACCACTGTTGCAGATTTTTTACCTGCGGGTGGAGACTCTGCACAATTTACTTATTCAACAACAACAACTGATTCTGATCCAGGATCAGGAATATTTAGATTAAACAATGCAACAATCTCTAGTGCAACAGAAATGTACATTGATGATTTAGAAGCAAATGGAACAGATGTTTCTGCTTGGGTTCAATCATGGGATGATGTGACAGGTAATGATACTAATAGAGGAAGAATAAGAATTTCAAAAGCAAACACCTTAGATAGTTGGATGGTATTTAAAGTAACGGGTGCAATCACTGACGCAAGTGGTTATTCAAAAATAAGTTTAGTATACATTGATAACGCTGGGACATTTTCTAACAATGACAAAGTATTTATTTCATTTGTAGCCAGTGGAGAAGACGGATCAATACCAGGATATTTTTACAAGTTTGATACTGGAACATCTGATGCAGATCCAGGAGCTGGAGAGATAGCATTTAATAATGGAACTTATGCTTCTGCTACAGAAATTTATATTGATGACGCTGATTCAAATGGCGTTACTGTTTCAGCAGATATTTTAACATGGGATGATTCAACATCAACTATCAGAGGATATTTGCATATTGTAGATATTAACGACAGCACTACATACGCAAGATTTAAAATTACAGGTGCGTCAACTGATGCTTCAGGTTACGTAAAATTAGCTGTAGGTCATTTAGCATCCAATAATACTTTTTCTGCTGCGGATGAATTATCAGTTCACTTTACAAGAAACGGAGACACTGGAGATACAGGTGCTACTGGATCAACTGGTTCTACAGGATCAACTGGTGCCACTGGAGCTTCAGGAACAAACTCACAGCTATCCATGACTTTCAATAACTCTACATCAGACGCTGACCCTGGTGCTGGTAAAATTGCTTTTAACAATGGCACATTAGCAAGTGTATCAGTTCTATTTGTAGATGATGCAGACGATGGTGGAGCAGACATTACCACTTTTGTACAATCTTTTGATGATGTTTCAAACTCAACAGCAAGAGGAATTGTTACCATTACAAAAGAAGGTACACCCGCAACTTTTGCAACTTACAAAGTATCAGGTGCGATTACAGATGCTTCTGGATATACAAAAGTTCCAGTAACACATTTAGCTTCTAATGGCACTTTTTCTAATACAGATGGAGTAGGTGTTCATTTTAGTTATTCAGGTGCAGATGGATCTGGAGACATAGAAGGAGTTACAGCAGGAACAAATTTATCAGGCGGAGGAACAAGCGGAACTGTTACTATAAATTTAGCAGATGCTTCAACCTCAGCTAAAGGTGCTGCGTCTTTTAGTTCAGATAATTTTGCTGCTAGTTCAGGTGCAATAACAATTAAAGATTTAGGAGTGGCTACAGCAGAAATACAAGATAACGCAATTACTTTAGCAAAAATGGCTGGTGGTACAGATGGAAATATTATTTCTTATGATGCGTCTGGTGATCCTGTAGCTGTTGCAACTGGAAGTGCAGGACAAGTTTTAACTTCTGCAGGTGCAGGTTCACCTCCAACTTTTGCTACTCCTAGTGGCGGATCAAGTGATTTCTTTTTTGCATCTAAAACCTCTGGTCAAAGTATACCAAACAATACTAATACCAAAGTAACTTTACTAGCGAAGATTATGACACAGGTAGTGATTTTGCTTCTAGTACATATACCGCTCCTTCAGATGGCAAATACTTTTTTTACACTAAATTATTATGTGATAATAGTTCAGGCGATACAGCTAAAATATTCTTTTTTAAAAACGGATCAGCATTTACTGAACATAGAAACTCATCACATGGAGCAAATAGAAGAACTTATCAACATTCAGCAATTTTAGATTTATCAGCAGATGATACTATTGAAGTATACAAATTTCAAGATGGTGGTTCTGCAAGAGATGTTGATGGTGACAGTAATAGATCAACTTATTTTATGGGATACAAAATAGCATAGAGGAAAATTATGGCGACACTTTTTACAAAAGTTAAATTATATTTAGACGCAAACTCCAAGACTTGGGATAATACTACTATCGTTTTACAAAATGATGGAAGCGGAGATTATATTAAAACATGGACTGTATCAGGATTAGATAAACCTACAGATGAACAACTAGCATCTTACGAAACTGCTGCAAATACTGTTGAAGCAAATATTGCTGTAGATGATACTAGAAAAATTCAATATCTGTCTTGGCAAGAACAAATGGAAATGATCTACAAAGATCAAAAGAATGGAACTACAACATTTAAAGATCATTGCGATAAAGTAAGATCAGATAATCCTAAAGGATAATTATGGATCAGTCTGCAATAGAAGTAAAATTAGAATTTATCTGCAGAGAAATCAAAGAGCTTAAAGATGAGCAAAAAAAAATCAAAGATGATCTAAATAAAGGTAAAGGTGCAGTTTATATTCTTATCTTTCTTGCAGGTATTATCACTGCAGTATTGCAATATTTTGACTAACCATCCACATCTAGTAGGCTAAGATTTACATTGTACTAAATATAGTTATACAACTATAAGTACATGAATATAAAACACAGGAAAGGTATTATATCTCAACTAATTGCTCAGTCTTATCTGGTAAAACAAGAAGATATTATTGTGTTTACACCCCTTGATGGGTTAGGTCCTATTGACATTATTACCTATAATACTAAAACTAAAGAGTATAAAAAATATGATGTTAAAACTGTATCATTTAGACAGCAACATGGCACAATGATTAATCGTTCACCTACACAACAACAAAAAGATTTAGATGTAGAAATATTATATGTAACTGAACAAGGAGAAATTTACCCAGTTCCAAAACGTAAATTTAAAAATAAATGAAACTGACTGAAAACTTTAACCTTCGAGAGCTTACAAAATCACAAGTCGCCGAGCGTAACGGGATTCCAAACAATCCATCTAGTGACCACATTGATGCATTAAAAAAACTTGCAGAGTCTGTACTTCAACCTTTGCGTAACCACTATGAAAGTCCAGTAATTATTACTTCAGGCTATCGTAGTGCAGAATTATGTATGGCTATTGGATCAAATGGATTGACATCACAACACGCAAAAGGTCAAGCAGCAGACCTTGAAATTATTGGCGTTTCCAATTATGATACTGCATTATGGATTAAAAATAATCTTGACTTTGACCAGCTTATATTAGAGTTCTGGAAAGGTGAAGATGAACCTAATAGTGGGTGGATTCATGTGTCGTATGTCGGCAAGAAAAATAGAAAACAAAGTCTCAGAGCATTTAGAGACGACAATGGAAAAGTAAATTATAAACCTTGGTAATATGTGGTTAAGTGCAATAAAATTAGCAGCTCAAGTTGGAAGCAAAGTATACGCTAACAGACAAAAAGCAAAGATGGCTATGTCTGAGGCACAATTATTACACGCTGAACGACAAGCTCGTGGCGAAGAAGCTTATCAAGGTAAATTATTAGAAGCTAGACAATCAGATTGGAAAGACGAATTTATTTTAATTTTGCTCTCAGTGCCAATCGTGATGCTAGGATTTGCAGTATGGTCAGACAACCCTGCGCACATGGAAAAAATGCAGCTTTTCTTTGAGTATTTTTCAAACCTTCCCTTTTGGTATCAGTCCATTTTTGTGGGTGTCATCGCATCTGTCTATGGACTGAAAGCCACTGATCTGATAAAGCGTAAGTAATGAGTAATCAAATTGCAAAAATGTTTAGCCAAACATTTGGTACAAAGGTTACGTTAAAATCGCAACAAGGATTAGGCTATGGCACGAAAAGTAAAAGACTACGCACCTCTGGAAAGAAAAAGAAGAAAAAGACCAGGACGACATAGTAAGTCGCCTAATAAATCCTTTAAGTTACAACAAAAAAAATACAATAGACAAGGTAGAGTATGATTTGTAAAAAAATTATTTGTATGAAGAGATTAAAAAAAGCAATTTGTAGAGTGTTATTACCCATTGTAGCAAGATGGGAGAATAGAATGTGGAAAGTTTTATATCAAAGACCAAGACGATATTGCGAATGTGTGAGTGATAAAGAGTTTGCTTATCATGTTAAAAACAATTTACCAAACAAGGATCAGTTTAATGATTAGATTTTTATTAGCATTTATGCTAGTATGTTCTTTTGCTTATGGAGATACTACTCAAAATAATACTTCTGGCTCAAACACTTCCATCACAGGTGGATACACAAACTCAAATACTTATGAGTCAGGATCAAGTAATTCTTCAAGCACTACAAACAACAGCACCAGCAATATTAGATCAGCACCTCCTAGTGCTTATGCACCTGGTCTATCCAATTCAGGTAATGATGTCTGCTCCGTAGGAGCTAGTGCTGGAGTTCAAACTTTTGGATTAGGTATATCAGGTGGTAAAGGTTTCAGAGATGAAAATTGTGAAAGAATAAAATTATCAAGACAATTAGATTCTATGGGAATGAAAGTTGCAGCGGTTGCTTTACTTTGCCAAGATCCCCGTGTCTTTGAATCTATGATTATGGCGGGGACTCCATGTCCTTACAATGGTAAGATAGGTAAACAAGCAGATAAGTTATGGAAAAAATATAATAAACTTAGACCAGATTACAAACAGTATACTAAAAATTTAAAAATTAAGGAGAAGATAGATGAAAAACTTATTCCTCGTAATAATTCTATCTATACTGACCCAGACGAGTAATGCTGAACAAGCAACCTCTGGTAATCTTTTACCTAACGCTGGTGTCGGTACAACATCAGTACAAAACCAATCAGGGTCAATAGATGGTATCAATGGATCAAATGGTTGGACCACATCAGGCGTATCTAATTTTAATAATGAGCTAGAAGCACAAGGCACTGGAACAATATCTGCAAATGGATCATTGTTAAATATTACAACTGAAAAAGAAAATGGTGGTCAGTTTACAACAACAACAAATAGTTTAGATGGTGGTGTTAGATTAGACTCAACAACAGAAGTACAAAGTTGTGAATGGATAGGATCGGCTCATCAATGTGGACAAGCAACCAATGGCAGAGATAGTTATTCTACGACTGTAAATATCAAAGATGAAAATAATCAAGTCTTATCAAGTGTAACACAAAACAGAAACAATGATGCTGGATATTATGGCAATACATTTACTTATAATGATACTGTTATTCATAATGGAACAGGTGCAAGAAATTGGGATTGGACTTGGACAGGTGTGGATGGAAACAATGTTAATGCAACAGGTGCAGTTGGACCAAACTTATTAGGTGCTGAACTTACAGCAACCCTTTTAGATATTGATTACTCACCAATTCCACCAGCAGTACAGACTGAACTTGTTAGTTTTAACAATGAAATAAGAGAAGAGTTTAAAAAATTAGAAGAAGTTATAAATTTAAAAGAAGAAGTTAAGTTAGAGAAAGTTGCTTCTATTCAAGAAGAACCAAAACTTACTGAACCAAAAATGGAAAAGTTTAAAGAACCTGTTAAAACTATGCCAGTTAAAAAAGAAGAAGAACCAAAACAATTTGTAACTCAGAACAAACAAATAACAAGTCAAAGTTCTTCACCTGCACAAACCAAAACTTTAAAACAAGAAACATCTAAAGAAGAAAAGATGGTTAAAGAAATAGCAAAAGAAGAAAAAACAGAAAAAACAAAACAGGTATCAAATAAATCAAGTAGTAACAGTAATGTTTCAAGTGAAAACAAACCCTCAGTATCTGTTGTTTTACAAAAAACTATGGATAAAATTGATGAACGAGTCAAAGATATAGGTAAAAATTTAAAAATTAAAAACCTATTTAAGATGAGAGCAATGGTTGATAATTCTTTATTAGATGTATATAATATCCCATTTTATGAAACAAAAAATATTTACAAAGATCAACCAAGTATTCAAGACAACAGAAGAATATACACAACAAGTTTGGAATCGTATCAAAGATCAGATCCGATATTTCAAATGCAACGTAATGTACAGAAAATGCGATTGCAAAGAGAAAGACTTACAAGAGAAATAGAAATGTTAAAAAATGGACAGTAAAGATTTTAAATATATAATAAACTTTAGAGACAAAGAAGCAAAAAAAATGGTTCAAACTGTTTATGCTTTTAAACAAAGACAAAGCAGACCAAGAGCAAAACAAAATATTATTAACCCCGACTTAAAAGGTATTTAATATGGTAAAAAAATTACAAGATAATCTTGCAGGGATTGCAGCACTTATTGGTGTTGTGGGTGCAATAGGTGCAGGATTTATTACTTATGGTAAGATGCAAGAACAAATTAATTCTGTTGCTGGACTTGATTTAAATCCATTAATAAAAGAAATCTCTGCACAAAATATTAAAATTGAAAAACAAAATAAAGCATTGGCTATTATGGGTAAAGAGATTCAAGTTCTACAATTAGAAATGAAAGAGTTTAAAGAATCAAACAAAAATCCTTTGTTAAATTAAAATGATTGATGCACTTATTTTTATTGCATCCATCATATTGTTTTTAGATTATATGCAAAAATCATACGTCACTAAAGATCCTGAAGATCCTGAAACTAAAAAATGGATTGAAGAAATAGAAGCAGACAAACGAAGAGAAAAGTTTTTTAATAATAAAAAAGATGGTGAGATAAAATAATGGCAATCACATACCGAGGTGAAAAGTTTTCAGGTTACAACAAACCTAAGAACGCAAGAACCAAGACTAAAAAGTTTGCGGTTCTGGCAAAGGTAGGAAACAAGGTAAGACTTATTCGCTACGGGGATGCCAACATGACCATCAAAAAATCATCACCTGCAAGACGTAAATCCTTTAGAGCAAGACATCGCTGTGCAACTGCAACGAATAAATTGACTGCGAGATATTGGAGTTGTAAGAAGTGGTAGGGTGACTTTCGCCACCCCACCTTTTTAGATCTATTTATTTAAATCTTTTTTTTTAGTTGTTTAAAATATTGATTTTTAGATTTACGAAGTGCTGTTTGTAAATGGTCATACATAAGTTTCCATTCTACTGATAAATTATCTTTTAATTTAAGATCAGCTAAATCTTCAAATTTACCATAACTAGCCATCAACAATGCTTGTGTTTCTTTTTGTGTTAAGTTTATTTTCATTTCTATCCTTTCTGTTTTTTACAGTATATCATATCTGTATATGCTTGTCAAGTCTTTTTTTTTCTGGTAAATTATAAACAAACAATGTTAAGAAGAAAAAAACAAATAAGAATACGTTTATATAATTGTGATTACTGCAATAAAGAACATGAAAATATTAATTGCGGAAATGATTATATTGTATATGCTAGTGGTCATAGATTTTGTAGAGAACCTGATTGCTGGTCTCTTTACATTCAACAACAAAAAAAGAAAGATGAGGAAAGAAATGTACGGAATGAAGAAAAAAGGAAAAGGGTCTATGGGAAAAGGATCTTCAATGAAAAAGAAAAAGAAGAAAGGCAAAAAGTAATCTCTAAGTTAGATCAATATTTAGATTACTTGAAAGGAAATCATGCCAAAGAAAAAAGGTAAAAAAAAATATACTGCAAAACAAATGAAGATAGCTCGTGTTGCAGAACCTAGAAATAGGATTACAGGAGCTGACTTTAAAAAATTAAGAAAGAAAAAATGACAACTAAATCAATTAAAGCACCCAAAGGTTTTCATTGGATGAAAAAGGGTTCGTCTTATAAACTTATGAAAGGTGAATATAAGCCACACAGAGGAGCTGTGAGAATGGCAAAATTTACAGTACAAAAAAGACATGGCTAAACTTTGTGCAAAAGGTAAAGCTGCTGCTAAAAGAAAATTCAAAGTCTATCCCAGTGCCTATGCAAATATGTATGCTGCTGGGGTATGTAGTGGTAGAATAAAACCAAAACGTAAAAAGAAAAAATAATGTCTAAAGGTTTACGATCATGGGTGAGAGCCAACTGGGTAGATATTGCTAACCCAAAAAAAGGTGGTGGTTTTCCCAAGTGTGGTCGTAGTGGTGGTGAGAAAAGAAGAAACTATCCTAAGTGTGTACCTTTATCAAAAGCCAGAGCTATGTCTCCAAGTCAAAGAGCTGCTGCAGTACGAAGAAAGAAAACAGCAGAGAGAAAAACACGCAGGGGTAAAAAACCTAATTACGCAAGAACATAGTAAATGAAATCATTTTTTTTATTTGCAATGATTTGTTTTGCTGATCCTGAAGCACCACGTGGTATTAGCTGTATGGATTTTAAAGAAAATGATGATAAAATTTATAACTCTCCCAAGGCTTGTTATGATGCAGCAAATAAAGTGGGTGATGAAATTAAAATACAATTTACCACTAACGAAATTAAAATATTAGAGTTAATTATTTGGTGTGTAAATACCAAAGGTGAGATTGTTTAGAGAGCTTTAAGTTCTATCTCTAAATCTTTGTATAACTTTTCATAATGTTGCCAAGTAATATTGTGAACATCCCAAAATCTTTTATGGTCAAACTTCATTCTTAAATGATGCAGGATTGTGGTGTGGTCTCTACCTCCAAGTATTCTACCAATCTCAGGTAAAGATAAAGGTGTCAGTTCTCTGATTAAATTAATAATTACAGATCTAACTTCAGCGTATTCTCTCAAACGTCTAGGTGAAATAATCTCTTCATGGGTTCGGTTATAATGACGAAGCACTTTGTTATA